TTATACTCAGAATTCACTGAACAGCAATGATTCATATGATCCAAATAATTTCAATGCATACATCTTTGAAGTAACATGGGGCGCAGGTAGTACTGTACCAAATGGCTTAGTAAGAATGGGTTATAACGGTACCACTGGTCAACTAAATATCACTACAGTAGATCCAACTAATACAGCATATGAGACTGCAAATCCTGCTAATGATGATCCAGGTGGCGCAACAATACCAGGAACATTCAATTTCTCTGCAACATTTACATTACTGACACCTGCAATTCAATCAGGCGGATTATACTGGTGCTAATAAAGGATAATATTATGACACTCAATAAACAACAATTAAATACATACTACAATCAAATATTTAATACACCGGAAGCACAGGCTGTTAGACAAGCATTCAAACAAAATGCACAGGCAAAAAGACTAGCACAGAGGAATGCTCCTAAAATAGCAAGACCAAACAATCCGGTAAGTACAGAAACACCAACAATACGTACGCCATTTAAGGGCGCAGGAAAGAAATAACATGAGTATATCAGGAATAATAGTAGAAGGTGGAATCAATGTAGGTGGTGGCATTAACATTGGTTCAGGTAGTGGTGGACCAAGTGGTCCGTTAACATTTACATATGGTCAAATTTTTGCAACTCAAGACCAATCCCCGGGAGCAGGTGGTACTGGGACAGGGGTTGTGATTGTCAATCCGATATTCGGTGGAGGTCCGCCTTACGCAACTGGTCCAGGTATTGCACTTTCAACTACGTCAAGTCAAGAAACTTATATAGCAGGATTAAGCCCTATTCCAGGATATAGTACTGGTTTTGGAACTTATAATGGTACTCCATTACAATATACCGCAACATGGAGTGCAGGTAGTACGTACACAACAACGCCGGTAGAAGTACAATACTATCCAACTTTTGCAGGTCAACCTGATGCTTGGGTAATTTATGTTTTAAATCCTAGTGCTACTGCAGGACAAGCCGGAACATTTAACTTCCCGGTTACTTTTACAGCAACACCTAATACACCAATCACTCTATTCTAAGGAAATAAACATGTCACAACAAACACCACAACCAATAGGCGATAAAGATTTTTTTAAGAATCTAAAAAATAGAAACACTCAACCAACACCAGGAAAATAATTATGTCATTATCAGGAATACAAATACAAGGCGGAATTACAATAGACGGCGGTGCAACATTAGGTGCCGGAGGTAGTCCTCCTCCCCCTCCTTCAACTAAACCGGTCAACTATTTAGTAGTAGCTGGTGGCGGTGGTGGTGGAACCTATGTTGGTGGTGGTGGCGGTGGTGGCGGTATTTTAGGTGAATTGTTCTCTTGGCAATCAGGCGTAACTTATAACATTACAGTAGGTGCCGGTGGACTTGGCAGTAATAATTCTAGTGTCAATGGTGCCAATGGCCAAGATTCAACTTTAATTGGTGGCACATTAAATCTTACTGCTATAGGTGGCGGTGGCGGTGGATCCGGTGGTAGTGGTAATGGCAGCAATGGTGGCGCAGGTGGCGGTTCTGCTGGTGGCAACGTAGGCGGATTAGGAACTTCAGGTCAAGGTGCCAACGGTGGCCAACAAAATAGTCCAGGCTTTGCTATTGCTTTTGAAGCCGGTGGCGGCGGTGGAGGCAGTTACGGCGGTGGAGCTACTGCTCCTGGTGGTGATGGCGGAGAGTTTGGAATTATAGGTACTAACGTCTACTTCGGTGGCGGTGGAGGCGGGTCAACTAGTTCCGGCACTGGGTTTAACACAGGCGGTCAAGGTGGAGGTGGTCAAGGCGGCAACAGTGGCGGTGGTGCTACCAACGGTACAGACGGTTTAGGCGGCGGCGGCGGTGGAGATTGGGTCAATAACACAGGTGGTAACGGTGGCTCTGGTGTAGTTATTTTATCTATTCCAACTAGTAGCTATACCGGAATTTACACAGGAACACCCACTATAGCAACCGACGGAGCAGGAAACACCGTATTGGTATTCTCTGGTGCCGGTAGCACAGGCAGTTACACAGCATAACAAAATGATTGTGCATCGGCCGGCTAACACTAGGGGCAATCCCAGAGCAGATTTCATAAACAGTTATCGCACTTTTAGTTTTCCTAGTTACTATGATAGTCGCTATATGAATTTCAGCGACCTTCAAACAATTAATGATGACCGTGTGCAGTATGCTTGGCAAGTACCTTGGCATGAACACAAGAACATGGAAATCTTTGGCTATGTAATTAGAGGTAGTAGCCATCATGTAGACAGTTTAGGCAATGATGTTGAAGTACCTGCAGGTGCAGTTCAGCGTATGAGCAGTGGTCGTGGCATAAGTCATACTGAAGGAAATACTGCAAACACACCTAATCGTTATCTACAGTTATGGATTCGTCCTAATGAATTTGATACTGAACCTAGACATGATTGGCATCAATTTACACGTGAAGACAAACTAAATAGGTTTTGCAACATCACAGAAAAGCTACCAATCAAACAAGATGCTAGATTACTTGCAGGTATATTTACAAGTAATTATATATACAACCTGGACACTTTGCGAAAATACTACCTGTATGTTGTTACCGGCTCTTTAACTATTAATGGCATAGATTTGATTGAAGGTGACGGGTTAAGTTTTATTAACGAATCCGATATCACAATAAGTAATACAAACGAATCAGAGATAATTTTGTTCGATTTGCGATAAATACTCTATCTACAGTAGAGGTCGTATGAAAATAAATCCAAAAACAATAATCGATATAAATCAAGATCCAGGACTAAGTAAAATTTCTCCTCCGCAAGTAAAAACTAAAAAAGCATCTTTTGAAAGTTTAGGTAAGTATCAATGGAAACCGGGCAAAGGTAATCCTTCAGCAGTACCTTATCAATTAAACGAATCGGTACAAGCATCATTACCAGGTACAGTTGATTTAAGACCATATTGTAGTCCAATCGATGACCAAGGTAATTTGGGTAGCTGTACAGGTAATGCGATTGCAGGTGCGATTGATTTACTTGATAGAAAAACTCATAACTTACAAACAAGAGTAAGTAGACTATTCATTTATTATTATGAAAGACTAATCGAGAATGATGTGAATTATGATGCCGGTGCGTACATACACGATGGTATCACAGTAGGTCGCATATATGGTGCTCCACAAGAAACATTATGGCCATATAATATATCAGCGTATAGAGTAAAACCTTCTACCGCGGCTATCAATGATGCGGCAAGACGTAAAGTTACACAATATCAATCAGTAGCAAATTTTACTGCAATGAAAAATGCACTTGCTAGTGGCTATCCTGTTATCATTGGATTTACTGTTTACAGTAGTTTTGAAGGTTCTGTAAACAATAATACTGGTATGATGCCATATCCTAATACAAGAACAGAACAAGTATTAGGTGGTCATGCAGTTTGTGTTGTTGGATACAATGACACACTAGGTGGTGGACGTTTTATTTGTCGTAATAGTTGGGGCACTAGTTGGGGAAACAACGGTTACTTCTATATGCCATACCAAGTTATTCAAAATACATCTATGAGTAGCGATTTCTGGGCTATCATGGCAGTAAGTGATCCTACTAATTAATAGCCAAAAAAAAGCCCCAGTTAAGGGGCTATAGATTAGGACACTTTTGTTGATTTCCTAATAGGCTTTTTGATAGAGCCTAACATGTGTACAGCATATTTGTGTAAGCACATTGATGGTATATTATCCCAATATTCCTCAAGATAAAAAGGACAATTATCAATCCATCGATTGTTTTCAACAAAATGTTTGAGCTCCAATAAGTCTTCAACCTTTGAAGGATCAAAAATTCTGCGATGTCTTGCCGCTATGTTTAGATTGGTATAATACATATCTTCCTCAAATTAGAGAAACAGGGCGTTGCCCTGTTTGATTACTCTTGTACTACAGAAAGAATTTCTTCAGGGGTAACTTCTTTAGTTACTTTTTTAGCACGTGATTTAATGCTATCAAGTGAAGGCTTAGCAACAGCCTTAACTTTAACTTCACCCTTGTTTGCTTCCTTCAATTTGTCAGCAAGACAGTCAGCGATAGTTGCTTGGTCTCCGGCAGATTGAAAATCAGCATGTGATGCCAAATACTTAAGTGCCTCGATTTTTGTCATCTCACTGGGCAACTCTACCAAGTCAATGCGACTTGCACCACCTTTAGTGAATTGCTTGATACGGCGAACCATATCATCAGTAAAACGAACCTTAGTGTTACCATTGTGAGTAGTAAGACCTGCGACTTTGAACAATTGATTAGCCATTTTAAGTTTCCTCTATAAGATAAGCTAAGTTGATAAAAAATGCAATTACGTATTGCACAGTATAATGATAACATAAAGGGCTTTTATTGTCAACCATTTATGTTACCAAAATCTTTCAAATTGGGTTAGCCGATTCAGACAACAACAAAGGACCATACATTCCTTTTAATAGCTGGGTAGCCATATATGTGTTGTCAGCTTGAATTGTAACCCTGTTAAATCCTGCACCGGGTTGAGTAGATGTTTTGACAAGTGCCCAAAAAGTTTTCATAGTGAACCCTTTAATGTATATTTACCTAGAACTGATTTTGCTACATCTAAAGTTTCAGTAGCCTCTGGTTCCTCAAAAATTTGCACAATTTTTTCCTGAATTTCAGCACGTGCCCTTTCCATAAGGTTGAGTGCATAAGCAGCCTCTTCGTCATTTAGAGTCAGAAACCAATTTTGAAATTGGTCCTGATCCATTTGACTAATACGCTGAAAATATTTTGTTTCAGCAATATTCATATTAAGCCTCTAATACGTAAGGTTTATTCCATTTACCAATGTTAAGATCAACGTAGTAAGCGGTATCAAAATAATCGGTCATTGCATCACTACGGTCATACCAATCAGCACCCTTAAGAGCCTTAAAAGCCTCTGTTAAGAATTGTTTGGAAACACCTGAAAAGTGATCCTGAAACCAGTAGGGATTAACGTCAATGGAACCTACTGCCATACGGTCGCCCCTAACAGTATTAACTGTTTCATTGTAGTTACCAATGAAGTCAATTTTACCTGACTTTACGGTCAAGCAAATAGTCATGTGGTTGCGAACAGACAAGCTACCTTTAACACCATATTTCTTAAGGATTGGGTTAAGAATAGTTGCGATTTTTGCTTTGCGCTCTTGATTCATGTAAGCCATTTACTCTCTCCGTTTGTTGATTCAATATAAGTATTATATGCCCAAACCCATTTATTGTCAACCTTTTTATCCAAAAAAATCAATCTTTTTTTGTTGTGTAAAAACAACAACTTACTGTTTTTCGGACATATTTTTAAAGATTTCTTCGGATTCTAGTCTAGAAAGGACCAAATCATAGATTAATTTGAACCCCAAAAGACCCAATAATGTTGCAAATGCATACGTCAATACCTCTGCGGATATTGTAGCCAATAGAATTTGAACCGCGATTGATCCAAATAATATTGTTAGAATAATGCCAACTGTTTGTAAAAGTGCTTTTTGTTTAAGTGTCATAATATTTCCTTTTGTTAATTAACCACCAGAATCGATTTGGTAGCTTTCGCTACAATGTATGCAGGTATATTGTGTTAAACAACGACCTACATTTTTGCTTGAATAACTGTGAGTACAGGGTGTACCATCAGGTCTAAGTTTTACATCACCACGTGGTTTGCCAAACATGTATTGGCCACCGCAATTTTTGCATTCAAAAGTGTCTGTTTCCTTGTCGTATCCAGAGGTAACAGTTTTGTATTTGTCGTTACCTGCAGGTACTCTATGTGTCCCGTTACAAACTGGGCAAGTACCACGTCCTTGTTCCATAATTACTCCTCGACTTTGTTACGATGTTTTGGGTTACGTTTATAAAGAGTCTTATCCTTCACGACCTTAGGTGTGAAAGGGGTGTTGTGTGAAAACAACACATAGTGAGCCCTAGTTTTTGGAGCTTTAATAGTAAAGGATAAGATTTCTTTCTTCATGTGAGTATTATAGCATGACCCGTATTTATCGTCAACCTTCGGCTTGCGGGGCAGTTAAAGCGATTTGAATTTTATTAACCTTTTTGATAGTAAAACTACGCCATTCTTTTTTGTCCAAATCATAGACACGCATAGCAGTTGTACTTTCTTTTCGAGGTTTAGCATCTTCTTTTATTTCTACCTTTGGTAGCAAGTCAGGATGTAATGTGCAATTCATTACACGTTCAGTACCATCCGCTTTTGTAAAAGTAACTTCTACTTTATCTGCCTGCAACATTCCTTTTAACCAATCAGAAAATTGGTTCCATTCTTGTTCGGTCCATTCTGAGGATTTTGTGTTATCTAGCATTTTGATCTTCCGTTGTTGTAAAAAAGTTTTTGATTTTTGTTTCTTTGTCCCAAGTAGCACCATACTCATTGAGTGTGTCACATAACGCTAGTGCTTCCTCTTGAGTGACAACACGATGGCCAAGAATAATGTCAGTTGGACGTAAATGTTCTTGGCTAAATTCTTTTGCTTGTTCCATAGTTACAGTATCCAATGCATATTCAGCCTTACCTTTGGGCACTTCAACCATGTAACTTACTTTGAATTGGCTTAGGGCTTCTACCAATACCCACTCAGTTTCAATTTTGGATAATGTAAAGGTACCATCACCGTTATCTTTCCAATCTAATGTGTCGCCCTCTTTCCAATCTAATTTTTCTAACATACCTTCGGGAAAAGGCATAATCATATCTCCTGTGTTTGGATCTTCTTCTAATTCTATAGTATATTTCATACGTCTGTTACCTTTACGGTTGGTTTTGATAAATTATATTCAGCCATGCGTAGCGCATATGCTTTTTCACGTGCTTCCTCACATGGTTCACATATTGTACGTACCCAACCACCAATAACATCATTCTCAGTTTTAGGCCAGTTTGTCTTAGCCTGGGCACCACATTCTTCACATATAACACCACTCATGCTTTCTGCCATTGTTACCATACCTCTAATATAATCATCACCACCGGTATAGTAGAAACGTAGTGTACCAAACTTTTCTTTAACTTGATCCAACGTTACTTGTTGTACAACTTCACTATTTCTATTTGTCCAATCAATATGATTTTGAATATTACCCATTAAGTGATCCAGCAGGGTAAACCAACCATCACCGCATTCAAAACCCCAACACATGCAAGTTTCCTTCATATCCTTATTACGATTAACCATCATCTTTGGATACTTCTTGCACAATAATTCGTCTAATTCTAGTCTCATGATATTATCATCCTAATTAAACCTACACTATCAATAGTGACTAACAATAAGTAGTTAGCCAGCATGCCAAATGATTTCCTAGTAAAAGCAGACCAAGCGTACATAGCGCAACCAGTGATCCACACAGGGTATAAAACAAAAAGCGGAGGATTGGGTACCGTAACTGCCATAGTGAAACTACAGCCAACACTAATTGCCCATGCAAGGACTTCAATGAAAAACCTAAATGGGTGCGTCTTGTAATCATCTTTGATCCAAATAAAAATGCCTGTTAAAATATCATTCATAGTGATATTATATAACAGGCACGTTTAAGTTTCAAGAGTTTTTGGTTATTGATTGGGAACTAAAACAATTTTCTTTGTGTTTGTTTGTGGGTCAATCATTTCTTGCCAATGATAGCCAGCTGGGGGTGGTTGGACAACTACTTGTGGTTGTGTATATACAACACTTGGTTGTTCAACAACTACAGTATTTGGTCGGCTAAGTTCGTAGCCAATTACACCACCGATAATTGCAGGAGCTACCCAATTACCACAACCATAACAGCCACCGTGATAGTAACCATGATATCCACCGTGCCATTCATGTGCTTGGGCACTTGCTGTTACAACTAAACCTAAACTCAAACCAATAGTTAAAAGAAGTTTTTTCATAATAATTTCCTTTGTTATGATATATATATAACGTGTCAGCTTATTGTTCCGTTGACACGATGTTGGTCAATTGCCGTTTGTAAAACAATATCTATCATCTTATTTAGTGTAATATCACGTTTATGTGCTTGTAGGGCCAGTTCTAATATTACATCATTATCGATATTTACTGGAACTTGAATACGTTCATCAAAATTTAAACCGTTAAAAATTGCTTTTGCTTTTTCTAACCAATCAACTGATAATTCTAAATCAAGCCAATCTGTGTTGTCCCATGCATTATTAGGATCAATACCACGCTCTTTTGCCTCAGCTACGTAAGCATCTTTATATTCAGGGTTTAACCAACGATAGGGTTTGTATTTATTTTCCTTGTCGTTGATTTCAGCACAATAGATTACCTGTGTTTCAGTACTGAATAACACACTTACGTGTGCATATTCACTTTCATAATCCATAAACCTAGATTTGGGATAGCAGTTCCAATAATATTCACTACCACCTACAATCTTGTGGTTCAATACTTCATTGACATCTTTTAGAAACATTTCAAACTCCTTGGGTTAGTATGTGTTAATGTAACACCCTACCCCATTTGGGTAAAGTGTTTTGGTTAATGTGATTTAATTAGTTTAAGTACACGTTCAACTGTAGCTATATCCAAATGCAGTTTTTTTGCAATTTGATTGGCACTAGCACCATGATAACGTTGAATCACTTCCCTAACTTCTAAAATCAAATCTTGTTGTGACATAATAACTCCTGAGGTGTTATATATACAACGCCTCATGAGGGTTATTCGTTGACATGATCCTCTTTTAATTTTGCCCAAATATATTTCTTTTCTACTTCAGTAACATAATTGGTGCGATGATTCATAAAATCATCACGCCATTTTTCAATAGTCTCATAACTACCCCAAGAATGCTTCGGGGCATTGTCTCGAATCCACATTGCTATGGCCCAAAAATATCGGCGATTAGCGGTATCAGCCGTATATAAGGCACGTTCATAATTACATGCCAACATACTTTCAACAAAACCACCGGGGGCCCAACCTCTGATTAGGTAATTGTGCAAAGTTTCTTTAGTATGTTGTGGGATTTCCATACCCATGTAACCCAGTGGCATGTCGTCAAAATCTATTAAACTTTTCATATTAAAAACCTTCTTTAATGATGATTGCTAACAACATCAAGAAAATAGGAGACAACATAATTGCAAAATTGATAAGTGCTTGTGACATTATTTTACTCCAAATGTGTTAAGAGAAGGTTGCAAACTGTTAATTAATTCTGTTTCACGTTGATGAGCAGGACGCTTACCACGAACAACTTCAATGACCCCGAATACAAAACGCTCGGCACCACGTTCACGTAATGCACGTGACAGGCCCCAGTTTTTGTTTTCAGTCAAGGCACGTTGCATGTGCTTTTGCATACGACGGGTAAGTGTTTTGCGAACATTTCCTTTGTAGCAAATAGCAGTTAAACCAATGTAATACTCAAGTGTTACTGTATCTTGGATAAAGTAAATCACCTGATTTCTATCGGTTCTGCGTTTACGTGTGATTTTCGAGTTCATAAGAGTATTATATACCCGAACCCATTTATTGTCAAATTACCAAATGTTGTATTTTTACAACAAAATTGTCACAAAATTGTCATATTTTATGATGGATTTTTGTCGTTTTTTGTAATATATTCGTAATTTGTAGTGTCTACATTTTCACGTAGGATAATTGCACCGTTTTTTAAGTGAAAACGTCTTGCTGTGTTTGTCTTAGGACTTAATGTCACAAACCTAGTTACACTTGGGTATTGTTCTTGTATCCCTTTAACAGCCCTAAATAATAGTTCCTGACCTTTACCACTCTTATAACTCCATATTGTATAGAATATAGCGGTAGTAGGAACCTTGCTAGTTTGTTTTAATCCATCAACCGATTCAGGAACAAAATCATGAAAGCTAACACATACCATGGCTTCAGGATTTTTTTCTTCATCAGTTAATGCCGCAACCATACGGCCATCGCTAACTCTAAAGTCTGTTGGTATTTCAGGTCTCACAGGATCATCCTTAATGAAACTTAATAGTGCGTGGGAAATATCTTTAATAAATTCTAGCATACCCTTATTTATATTTTATATTACAAAATCAAATATTTCATTGTAATCTCGCTAGTGTTTGCTTTATAAGTTTAGTTCTTTCATTAGGAGTTCTAGCTCCTAAAACAACAATATTATAATATTGATTATTAATATTAACTAACATAGTTATACAAAAACCCGCGGCATTAGTAAATCCTGTTTTAAGTGCTATAACTTTTTCATCACCGAAATAAGTACTAGTAGGATGAGAATGTAATATCATCATCTTTTTATTTTTGCGTACAAGTATTGACAATTCTTTTGTTTGTCCCGCATCTTTGAAAATCTTGTATTGTACCAATGCATTCGTCAAAGTGATTACATCACCCGTAGTGCTATAATTCATAACACTAAGACCAGTGGGTTCCACAAATCCTGTATTATTCATGTTTAATTTTTTTGCATTGCTATTCATAGATTCTACAAAGCCATGTTCACCACCTATATAGTTTTCTGCTAGGGTAGTGGCGGCAACATTATCGCTACTTACAAGGGCTAGTTTAATTAAGTCTAACCTAGATACTTCCATACCTTTAGATAGTCTACCATGTATTTTGGTTTCAGGTACGATTAGTTTTTCGTCTAAATCTTGATTTGCAGATAACACGGTGTAAATTGTCATTAGTTTACTAATACTAGCAATACTAACTTTTTCGCAACACAATTGACCTTCTATCAATGTATTGGTACTGGAGTTAAGTACTGCTAGATTAGTAGCCAATGCATTAAACGGTAACAATAACAATATAAACAGTTTACGCATTACATTGTAGGGCCGTTGCCGTTTTTGAAACCAACTTCACCGCCTTCTGCTTTGATTCGGTCTATGACTTCTTCAAATAAGATAGGTGCGTAGTCGGTGTGTTCCACGCAAACGCAATGGTATCGAGTGTCTATCACTTCATCAAAGTTCTTGGTATTACCCCAATGAACTTTTTTCATCACACGGTTTGCATGTAAGTGACCATGAATGTTGACACCAAATCTACCTAAACTTTCTTCATGTATAGGTATGTGACTTAATATCATTCCGTTCATAACGTGGTACGCACGTAATTCACGAAAGTGTAAACGATAGTCATCATCACGAAAAATGTCGTGGTTACCACGGATTAAGACCTTGTCACCGTTTAATCGGTGCATTATCTTTAATGCTTTCCTGTTGATAACAACGTCACCTAAGTGATAGACTTTGTCCGTTGGCTTTACTTTTGCATTCCAACGTTCCACCATGGCTTCATCCATTTCATCTGGATCAGTCCATGGGCGTAACTTTGTTACACCATCATTTCTTGTAAAGCGGCAAACACCTGCGTGACCAAAGTGCGTGTCGCTGACTAAAAATACACTAGGCATCTTGCCCTCCTTTCGTTAATTAACTATTATAACACAGTTTGGTTATATTGTAAAGTATTTGGTTTTATTTGCTTGAAGTCAGAATTATATAGGTTATGTATCAAAAAAATACTTTCGATTTTTTTCTAACCAAATTTCATAAATATTTTCATTTAACGGGGTGTTTACCCACTGTTTCAAAATTTTTATCAAATTACCATTGATGATGTCATCAAAACCTATAAATTTATCACATACATTAAAATGTTTAAGCTGTGAAATCCATTTTTTATTATTAGGATCAACTACTACCCCAGAGGTTTCTAAGAGTTGAACTTCTAAATTTCTTTTAGTAGTTGATTCAATTGAAGACGTATCATCAATAATAATATAATCAAATTCTTTGTATCGTAATTGAAAATTAACAAAATCAACAAACATAGGAACATCGTGATCCGATATGGCGGTATATTCATTTTTGATTTTAGTCAATAAATTTAATTTTTCTTGCCTACGCTCCGTGACATTTTTATATTTAGGATCAAATCCTACAACACTATACTCGTATCTTAATGAATTTTTATCTATCCCCATATGTAATAAATTCTGATTATTTGGGGTAGCGGCGAAAAAATAATTTTTAGGATCAATGACAGATGCAACTAAATTGCCACCCGAGCCTGGATTATATAATATTACATACATATTAATTATTTATGAGCCAAATATCCTTAAAACCTTCTTCTACCGTAGGATTTTCCCAATGCGCTATCATTTGCGTAATAACACGTGGCGGAATTACTTTACCAGGTCTGCTTTTAAGCCTGCGTGTTAATTCTAATTCTTCCGGAGTTTTAAACACAACTGCTATGTGTTCATAATTAGGAAGCATACGAAATTTTTTTAACCTACTTGCAACTGTAGTGCTAGTTTGATCCCACACAATATCAAAACCTTCAGTACGTGCTTGTATTACTTCGTTAGTCATCATGTCAATAGCCTTGAGCATAATCTCATCAAATACTTCTATGTAAGTTTTACCAACTTCATGTGCGTAGGCTTCTACAAATTTATCCGTAGATATATACACGCATTTTGACAACAAGTCTTGATTTTTGCTCACCCAGGTTGTTTTACCACTACCTGGCACTCCGATAAGTTGATAACATTTTGGCATAATTTTTCCTTTACTTAATTATAACAATTTAAGAATATTTTGTCAAGTTTACTAAATATATGCATGTACCCAATAAAACGAAAACCTAAAGCTATTTTATCACCAACACCAGAACACATTGATTATAACACTATCATTGAAATACCTAATATGATTAGTAGGGAGATGGGAGAAAATTTAAAAAAATATGCAGTTGACGAAATAGCATCAGGATTACATAGACGAACCCCTAATACCAAAGACGGAGTTTCGGGATTTTACACATGCCATGTACATGAAACTATGAACGTACACGGTTACGATAATGGTATTTATGAATTATTGCAAGATGCTTGGACACTAAACGCACAACAAAATAATTACGAAATATTGTACCTAGAGCCTTATGAAATAAAAATGTATAAAGAAGGGGATTGTTTTGATGTGCATCACGACGGTTGTTTAAACTTTGAAGAAACTGAAGAAAGAAAAATGAATTTAATTATTCAGTTAGCAGATAGTGATGACTATGTAGGCGGTGACTTGTATGTTGAAGACCATCATGTTAGTAGAACATTTGGTACAGGAGTGTTCTTTCCATCAAACTATATGCATAGAGTTACTAGATTAGAAAGCGGCATCAGATCATGTTTGATAGGTCGTTCTTGGAAAACCTATACAGGTCCTGTTGTAGAAAAATCTAGACCTTGGGATTTGCTTAGAGGTGAAGACTATTTAAAGCCAGGTGAAAGATAACAGGATTAAAAGTAGAATTGTTTTTTGTTTTTTTCTAACCACTGTTTGTATATATTTTTATCCAACTCATCGACATTTATCCATTGACTAAGTACATTAATTAAATTTCCGTTAATAATATCTTTAAGGTCAATTATTTTGTCAAAGTATTTAGAGTAATTAACATGTTCATATTTTATTGAAGTGGTCATTAAATCAATTCTATCATCTACCCATTTATGCAAATTACTATCATTAGTGGTTATATAAATATGTGGGTATTTACCAAAATCAATTTTCCAATAATTAAATATCCATAATCTATGAGAAGGTACGGCTTTAGATAAATTTTTACAATCATCTAAATATTGATAATAATGATTTACATCTTCTATAGTAACTACTGGTAAAGTTAAATTTCGTAATGAGGGATTGGAATTTTTCAAGTGACATCCAATGATATTACTTGAATCTTTAGGTTTAGATATATTTATAAATTTATAATCCGTTGAATCAATGGTAGCGGCTACAATATTACCGCAGTACCCCGGGGTATATACAATAACAAACATTTTGTATTTATTCCATAATGTCGGCTACTCACATTACCAAACCACGGCATGAGCTTAAGGTGTTGTCCTACATAGGTTCTATTTATATTTCAGTATAACGTATATTATTTTTCTTACGTTGACTTTCGCTGTCTTTATAAACATCTAAGTATTCTCTACCTACTAAACCTTCTTCAATTTCTCGTATTGCAATTGTCATTGGTTTAGGCATTTCATTAGGATTAAATCCAGGATCAGTTAATTTAGTTGGATGACCCATTGTTAATTCTCTTGCCCTTAACGATGCAATAAGAACTAAATCAAATCTATTACCTACTTTGTCTACTGCCTTTTCGCTCGTATATCTAGATGATATTGATGACATATTTTCCTTTAATTATTTGGAGCGGGATATCAGGTTCGAACTGACGACCTAGTGCTTGGCAAGCACTCGCTCTACCAACTGAGCTAATCCCGCAAATACTTGGTACCTGGTGACGGGTTCGAACCGCCGACATTCTGCGTGTAAGGCAGACACTCTACCAACTGAGTTAACCAGGTATAAATCTATTTAGCCCCCTTGCTGGCTATCTTTAACTTCTGTTTGTTTAGTAATTTCTTGAAATGCCTCATCTTCCAATTTAGCATCTTCAATTACTCTTGGATCAGGCTTGCGGAAAATCATATCCCAGTTATTGTCAAATGTTTTTAAATCAACACTATATGGACGTGGTCTGCTACCTTTACTCATTACTTGCTATCCTTATCTTTACGTACTGAACGTAGTCCTGATTTTTCAATTTCAACAAAACTACGAATAATTGCTCCACGCAAATGTGGGTCAAGATATTGTGCCGCGGTACGCTTAACTTGTTTTGAAATTTTTACTGCCTTAGCATCATAGCCTCTACATGTCATACTATTTCCTTACGCTGTTCTTTTAATTAAATGATAACCAAATTGTGTCTGCACTGGACCACTGGTTACACCCACATCACTACCAAATGCTACATCTTCAAATGGCTTAACCATCATGCCACGACCAAAAGGTCCTAAATCTCCACCATTTTGGCCGCTAGGGCACTTGCTGTGTTGTTTTGCCAATTGTGCAAAATCTGCACCTTTACTGACTTGTTCTTTTAAGTTTACTGCCTCTGCCAGGGTTGGCACTAAAATATGACTTGCTCTTACTTGCATTTATTTTCCTTATAAAAAACTTGGTCGGAGTACAAGGATTCGAACCTTGGACCCCCTGGTCCCAAACCAGGTGCGCTACCAGACTGCGCCACACTCCGAAACTGGTTGCGGGGGACGGAATCGCACCGCCGTTCTTCAGCTTATGAGACTGATGAGATACTACTTCTCCACCCCACGATATCTTGGTGGAGGTGACAGGACTCGAACCCGCTACCTACTGGTTGCAAACCAGTCGCTCTCCCAGGTGAGCTACACCCCCAAAACTTTTTGGTGCCCCAAGCGAGACTCGAACTCGCACTCCGAAGAAAAGGCTTCTAAGACCTTCGTGTCTACCAGTTCCACCATCGGGGCATTAACTAACATGAATTGTATCATGTCAATATCAATTTGTCAACTTAACTCCAATCGTATGTTGGGTTAATTTTCCCACTTGCTATCACTTCGCCCTCAAGTAAAATATTGATTTTTACTTCATCTGGGTTGATTTCATATATATCAGCGATTTGTGATATTTCTAAACTTAAATTTTCTTTTAAGTATTGTTTAATTTCTTGTTTTAACGTATCATCCATAGTTAATCTCCTGTTAACTATTTAGTGTTTGGAGCGGGGTAAGAGAATCGAACTCTCAGCATTAGCTTGGAAGGCTAAGGTATTACCACTATACGAACCCCGCAATTTGGCGTCCCCCTAGGGACTCGAACCCCAACGAACGGTTTTGGAGACCGCTATGCTGCCATTACATCAGAGAGACATTATCTTGGCGGAAACGGTGAGATTTACCTTTTTCCTACTTTGGCGGAGGGCTAGAGAGTCGAACTCTAAAGGCGCTATTAACACTCGGCGGTTTTCAAGACCGTTACCGTCACCAGTCGGTTTGGCCCTCCATTATTCATAAAGACTTATAAAGTCTTTCCCATATTTGTTTTTAACATATTCAAGTACAGGTTTTAAATCTTTTTCATATAAGTATTCATAACTTTATTTATACACAATCAACTCAAAAGCAATAAACCGGACTCTGCCACATTTCCAATAATACCATATAGAAACACACTCCCCGCGGATATTTCACTCCCATTTGGTTGCGAATGTGTTTTTATATGGTAGAAGCAGTGGGACTCGAACCCACAACATTCCGGTTAAAAGCCGGATACTCTAGCCATTGAGTTATGCTTCCATAATATGGTCCCTCCGCTGAGAATTGAACTCAGTCTTCTCGGATTAAGAGTCCGGTATGCTACCGTAACATCTCGAAGGGATAGCAGTATTAGATTTTTCTTTTACGTGCCATCCCTAGACCATACTTGGAAGTCTAAGAATGACACTATCGTTTACTTCGTTTCATGTCATTACCTCTTTCGTTTAAAAAATTATTATACAACAATTAGGTATTGTTGTCAACCTTGATTTCTCTCTTTTGTGCTTGTCGTTCTGATTTCCAGAACACACGCTTCCAATCCTTAAGATGTTTCCACCATTGAGGACTCTTTGTTAAATTGCCTTGCTTTACATTAGCCATTCAATTCTCCTAAAGTTGTTGGAGGTGAGGGTGAGATTTGAACTCACGGTTTTAGGGATTTGCAATCCCTTGCATTGGGCCGCTCTGCCACCTCACCGAAAAAATATTGTTGGCGGAGACGGAGAGATTCGAACTCTCGGTACAAGTTTTTGCTCATACGTCTTCTTAGCAGGAAGGTGGTTTAAACCGGCTCACCCACGTCTCCAATAATCATACTATCAATTTGGTGGGCCCTGTGTGATTCGAACACACCACCAATGGATTATGAGTCCACTGCTCTAACCGAATGAGCTAAGGGCCCATAACTTGGTGCCCGGGGCCGGACTCGAACCGGCATGCCATTACAGCGGAAGATTTTAAGTCTTCTGAGTATACCATTTCTCCACCCGGGCAATTAATCTATTGTTTATTATACTTTCTTTTAATTGCTTCCGCAATATTTTTCTTGTGTTCTTCTGATTTAGGTTTACCCTTATTACCAGAACCATTATTATTGCCTACTCTGCTATTCATTGCACTAGCCTTTTCTAAACCATATTTTTCAACACGGCGTTCAAAAGGATTTTTATGTGTTCCGAACTCTGAGCCATCAATGATAATATTATCATAGTCTGTTCCCCAATACAAGTGTTTTGGGTTAGAACATTTATTATTATTACATGCGTGACATAACAGAATTCTTCCTGACGGAATAGTTGAGTCTAAAAACTGTGCTAAAACACCTTTGTGATTGGTGGAATTACCACCGCGTTCACAACAGGGTTCATCTAAATTTAGATGGGACCTTCTTTCGTCACGAGGTCTATTTATAAATTCAGTAATATCAATCATATAATCTCCTATATGATTATTTATGCTAAACACAAATAAATGATACTTTATTGTGTTTACCTAATAATGAATTTGTAAGTAGTTGAGCCGCTGTTATCTCAACGCTTCACCCGAATTAACTAGTCCGGACGGGGGCAGTCTGTCACTTGGGATACCGGTCCAACGTGTCTATATTTTTGCTAGGGTTTTGCGCCCCCCGTTGCTTTACACTACTAGGCTGTTCTAACTAGCCTTGGTAACGTGACTTTCTCTTGCTGACACTCGCAAAATTCTGGCGCACCGTAGGGGACTCGAACCCCTGACCCCCGCCGTGACAGGGCGGTGCGCTAACCAACTGCGCTAACGGTGCATGTTCTTGGTGGATAGTCAGGGATTCGAACCCCGTATACCGTAAGGTGGTGGATTTACAGTCCACTGTAGTCGCCAATGCTACTCACTATCCAATCAATGATTGGTACTCGGTAGGGAATTCGAATCCCTGTTCACGCCGTGAAAGGGCGTTGTCCTAGGCCTCTAGACGAACCGAGCATTGTTAGATTGGACTTACGATTTCAGGTCACTATCTGAAACTGCCTTAAATGGCGCTCTATGAAGGATTTGCACCTTCTTTCACTGGAGACCCCCTGTAGCGGGGGTGTTTACCTCTCCAACTGCCATGAGTTGCGAACTCACCGTGGACCAAAGTTGCGAACTTTGCGTGGAACTATCTGAGCATAAACTGTTATATGTAAGTAAACTAAAGGAACCATTGTGCATCTATCTCTACTTACGGGAACGTCTCCACGTAAGCCTGCACGGTCATTACTGCCTATATTCTTCCGTCACGTTCAACTGCATAGCCTAAACTATCGTTCATACGCTTCATAAACTCTGACTATTGGGTGTATCCGTCGATACATCTTCCCGCACAAAGCCCCTAACGGTATAGGTAACCTTTACCATACTTACATATAACACCTTGAATTCAAGATGATATATGAAACTTAATTTTTTAAAGAACACGTTAAAAAGTTTGATAACTTCTCAACTCATGTAATGATTGTATCACTACCTTGATTTATTGTCAAATGATTTTTTGTATTTCTACAACAATCTTTTACCAATTAATCTGAATCAATTTCTCAACTCATGTAAGTATTGTATAACTAAACTGATTATTTGTCAAATACTTAGATGTTGTATTTTTACAACATAGTGGCCCGGCGGGAGGGATTCGAACCCCCAACCCTCGGTGTAGAAGACCGATGCTCTATCCAATTGAGCTACCGCCGGAGTAAAACAAAACCCTAGTATATACTAGGGTTTAATTATTGTCAAGTATTTTGTTTTATTGTCCGGGTACAGCGTTTGCTATAGGGTCGGTTGTATCGGCTGTAGCGACTGGAGCGGGTGGTGTGACGATTTGACTTGCCTGAGTTTTTAGGTCATTGCCATGAGCAATAACAGCTTGTTTAAATCTTACAACATCAGCCTCTGCTTGTTGCACAGCATCACTAGCGGCTTTCATTGCAACCTCGTGTAAATCACGTGCTTTAATTAATGCCGTTTGTAATTCTGTTTTTAGTCTGTTGACCTCATCATTAGCGGATAATGCCTCTTGGCGGGCTTTTTCAAAAAGACCCTTTGCATCTGCCACAATAACCTGTTCTAAGTGTTCAACTTCATTAACGAATGAAGTTTCTATATTTTTGAATTTTGAAAAAAGTCCCATTGTAATATCCTCTATGTTGTTTGGCTGGCCTACCTGGGCTCGAACCAGGGACACACGGATTAACAGTCCGTTGCTCTACCAACTGAGCTATAGGCCAATATTTGGTGCCCCCACCATGATTCGAACACGGCACCTACTGATTACAAATCAGTTGCTCTACCAAATGAGCTATAAGGGCATACTATTATTTAACAGAGTATAGCACGACAAAATTATTTTGTCAACCGTGTCGTGCTAATTTAGGAGAATTCTACTGTGTTTTGGAACACCTGCTAATAGGTACTCCATTTGATCCGCAAGTATTGTGCGGTTTTGTAGAATCATGTTTTCGTAGTGATTTGGAACATATGGCACATATAGTAATTCCATACGTGCTTGTTTCAATGTTTTATGGCTTTTTTTGCTGTTACATTCTTTACATGCAGTAACAACATTCATCCATGTGTTTTCACCACCCAAAAATTTAGGGACAATATGGTCCCTGCTAAGGTGATGATAATTCGGGAAGTGTCCCCCGCAATATGCACACACGTACCTATCCCGACCAAATAATGTTTTGTTACTTAGTGCAACATTTGCATGTTTGTATGGATTAAATCCGTGTCCTTTAACAGCAATAATACTTGTTGTTTCTAAATAACTTGTTTGACCGTCACGTTGTGTTCCACCACGATATTTTGCAATTACTTCTCCTAGTGCCCAAGCCACCGCATTTTTTGCGTGATATGTAATAGCTTCATCATTTGAAATCCATTGTCTTGGTATACCAGATATATCTAAAGTTAACACAGACATGTTTATTCCTTTCTTAGACTATGTTGGTGAATTCTGCAGGAATCGAACCCGCATTTCCACGATCGGAACATGGTGTTCTATCCATTGAACTAAGAATTCAATCTATGCGTAAGTATCTGTCATTGATCCTGAATCATGCAATAAATTACCCACATCATTATAAATTTTTACATGATGTGATTTAACACGTTGCGTAAATTCTAATGCTGAAACAAAACTATTAAAAAAGATATCTCTTGTTTCTAAAATACCATTGACCCAGTCATGCGTTCTAACCCTATGTTTTGCCATTGTTTCACTCTCCTGTAAAGTATTTAACCCAAATATTTTTTGTTTTATTTGTGTAATTAGTCAAAGACCATTGATTTAGTTTGGCATTTAGCCATGGGGTTTTGTACGTTGATAATAACTTATCAGCAATCATTTTACTTTCAGTAGCATGTGCGGCAAACATTGGTACAAACCAAGGTATTTCACTACTACCAACTAACGGTACACCTTGACTAATCAAGTCTGCACCAACAATATTAAATGTTTCACTAAAACTAACTTGTAGTCCTATATCCATACTAGCACACAACTCTAGAAATTGTTCTCTAGGTGTCCATTGGTGATTAATCAATTGATGACCTGTATCTGCTAGTTGTTCAAAAAATCCTTTTAGATTGTTAATAACAGGTCCACCGTTCATTTCAATACGACCTGCATTAACGTGAAATCTTAATTTCTTACCAATGCGATTTGCAAAATCCAATGCGGCCACTGCTTGAACCATGTGGTTCTTTAATGGTCTTACTGCACCAAAACAACCTATGTCAATATATTCTTTGTTTCTATCAAATTTCTTTGATACGTAGTCTTGTGGATAATAGTTAGGTAAATAAATTACTCGTTCATTTGTTTCTTTATCAGTCCAACTATTGCGGACTTTTAAATATGTTTGCACTTCATCTAACATTCTAGGTGCGTTGATACCTAAAATAATGTTTTTGTAACTACTATACTCGGCAATCCAATCCATTGCCATACCCTCACCTGCCATGAAAGGCATTTCGCTATGTATGCGAATGATCCATTTAACGTTGGGGTGTAGTTTACACAGCACAGCAAACTTAGTGGGCACTACCCATAGTGCCTCAATAATTACGTGTGTTGGTTTATATTTGTTAACTTCTCGGTCAATGCAGTTGTTATCATGCACAACAACTAAATTTGATTCTACATTAGCATCAACTAGCATGTCATTCATAAAACTAGCTGAATTGTATAAGCCAGTGCTTAATCCAATATGCGAATGTAGTACGCTATGGTAATCTTCTCTGCGTTTTAAAATGAACAATACTTTTGCCATACATTGGTACCTTAATGATAATACTTAGTCCAAATATAGTGACACTAATATTTCATATATCATTGTCTTCTTCGGTAGCATCAAATATTTCTACGCTAGACAATTTAACACCATACTTCTCTCCGGTAGCAAATATAAAGTCTCTCCATTCTTCTGCCGCGGCTTGGTCTTTCCAAATACGCTTAACACAGCCAGCGCCAGCAAATTCATGGTAGCCTGGGGTTTTATCTTGACTTGTCATTAAGGCAGCTTTAGCAAAAGTATCATTTATAAACTCAACTTCATTATCAGAGTACTTATCATCGAAATGAGTTTTTGGATTCGTAAATGTAACGATTGTATACTTAGTATATTCCATTAATGTCCTTAAACAGTTTTAGTATCCGGAGTTGTTGGTGTATCCGACGTTGTTGGAGTATCTGATGTTGCCGGTGTTGCTGGTGTATCAGGGGTTGTTCCGGTTAGCAATTCATCAACGGGGTCAGTATCATTATCACCTATTTCAATGCTAGTAATCTCAACACCGTATTTTTCTGCTGATTGTAATAAAAATGATTTCCATGCTTCAGCCGCGGCTTGGTCTATCCAATATCTTTTGAGTCCGCCATTGTCACCAGTATGTAATGCTGTGTGCATTATACCGGAACTTGCATGTTCTTTTAATTTTACTAAAGAATCTTTGTTAAAAGATTTTATAGAATCACTAAATTCTTCAAAATCTGTAACCGCAAAAGTGACTAGGGTGTATTTTGTGTATTTTGGCATATTATTGTCCTTTGTTATACTATTTATCATGTATAATAGAATAATTTATTTTATAATGTAATTTTGGGGTGACTGATGGGATTCGAACCCACAACAACAGGAATCACAATCCTGGACTCTACCATTGAGCTACAATCACCATAACTGGTACCAGCGGTGGGAATCGAACCCACTCAAGAACGCTAATCTGGCGCTAAAAGGCTTATAAGACCTCTCTGACTTCCAAGTCTCGCTGGCAATATTCAACACCCCGTAGCCGGGATTCTGTTCTATCCTAACATTAATCTTTGCCACAACCCGAACCAATAGTGCAAGTGTTACCTGATTCTGTTTGTGTTGCTTGTTATATCACGGTGGTTTAACGAAATAACAAAGTAAATTTCAGACAAATAACAAAGTAAATTTCTCCCACTCGCACTTGCCACAAGTCCCGAACTTCCTCTGTTGCCAGCGTTAGGTCGGATGTTGAAATACTGGTACCCCCGCTCCGAGTTGAACGGAGAAAATTTTTCCTTTTGAGAGAAACGACTTTGCCAATTTGTCCACGGGGGCATAAATACATTATGAACTCTAATGAATATACAGAATTTATGTTATTGTATAAACACTTTTCTGATGAAAAGTATAAGGCACGTGCATCTTATACAAACAGTAAAGAATTTGTTCTTGATCCTATTCTAACAAGTGAACTAGCAAATGAATTTGTTCAATTAGAATTGTTTGGTACCGACGGCAAGAGTTGAACTTGCGACACCCTGTTCTTCAGACAGGTGCTCTACCAACTGAGCTACATCGGCATATTGGTGCCTCAACCTAGATTCGAACTAGGCACCCCCGCCTTATCAAGACGGTGCTCTAACCAAATGAGCTATTG